TCCTTTAGTTTGGGGTATAAAATAGCACCTAAATTTGATTTATCAAAAGTAGAGGCTAATATGAAAGATGGGTTACTACACCTATTTATCCCAACAGCAGAATCACAAAAAACAAAAGTAGTTAAAATAAAATAAAAAAACCGCATCCTAGGTTTGCTTATTAAAAATTTTTTCGTATATTACACCAAAATAAAAATTAAATAAACTGTTATGAAAGTAAATATTACCCTAAACCCAAAACCAGGCACAGGAGTTACCACTCAAAAGACAACAATAGATGCTACCGATATTAATGCTGCTAAAAAATTAGCGGAATCTCAATATGGTGATAAATTCTATGTCAGAGTAAATAACTGGACTCATTAATTAAATTAAAATAAAAAACATTATGACAGAATTAGAAGCATTATTCGATGCCGTTATAGTTAAACCCCAAGAAGAGGAAGAAACAACTTACGGATCAATTGTAGTACCTGATTTAGGTAAAGACCGAAATGAACATGGTACAGTAGTAGCTGTAGGACCTGGAAGGCATGTAGCTGGAGTAGGTTTTATAGAAACAGAAATAAAAATAGGAGATAAAGTTATCTTACCTACAATAGGATTTACAAAACTAGAACATAAAGGAGATGAATTTTATATTGGCCAGGAAAATCAAATTTTAGCCAGAGTTAAAAAAACCACCTCTTTAGAAGATGTTTTAGCAGAAACAGAAGTTACACCCGAAGAAAAACAATTAATAGAAAATGAGTAAAATTATAGAATTTGGTCCTGAAGCTAGAAAACAATTAGTTGAAGGAATAGATACGATAGCAAATGCTGTAGTATCAACCTTAGGCCCCAATGGTAGAAATGTAGTAATTTCTAAACCAAATGATTACCCTCAATCCACTAAAGATGGGGTAACAGTAGCAAAAAATATTTCACTAGAAGATCCTATCCAAGAGTTAGGAGTCCAAATGCTTAAACAAGCAGCTATAAAAACAGCAGATAATGCAGGTGATGGTACAACTACTTCTACTTTATTAGCCAGAGAAATGGTAAAAGCAGGATTAGAACAATTAGACAACGGAGCAAATGCCGTAGATATTAAAAGAGGTATTGATGCCGCAGTAGAACAAATTATTACCCAATTAAGGACTATAAATGAAGATATTTCATCCCCCGAACAATTAGAACAAATAGCAACAATTTCATCTAATAATGATGAGACTATAGGAAAACTTATTTCTAGAGCAATGGAAAAAGTAGGTAGAGAAGGAGTTGTTCATATTGAAGAATCTAAAACAGGTGAAACTTATTTAGAAACTGTAGAAGGAATGCAATTTGATAGAGGTTTTAAATCTCCATATTTTGTTACAAATAACAATACAATGACTTCTACTTTAAATGATTGTTATGTTTTAATAGCAGATCATACTTTCACACAAGTAAAAGAATTATTACCAATATTAGAAAGTGTTTCAAACACTAACAAATCACTTTTAATTATTGCTAAAGATATAGATAATGAAGCACTAGCTACTCTTATAGTAAATAAAATGAGAGGTACATTAAAAGTATGTGCTGTAAAAGCACCTGACTTTGGAGATAGACAAAAATTAGTACTAGATGATATAGCTGTATTAACAGGAGGTCAAGTATTTACCAAAGAAAAAGGAATGAAACTTGACAAATTTAGTTGGGAATGGTTTGGTGAAGCTAGAGTAGCTACTATTACCAAAGAAAAAACCACAATTGTAGATGGTAAAGGTAGTGAAGATGCAATTTCTCAAAGAGTAGAAGAATTAGCTACACAAATTGAAAATGCTCAAACACCATTTGAGATGGAAAGACTACAAGACAGAATGTCTAAATTTGTAGGTGGAGTAGCAATTGTTCATGTAGGTGGAAATACTGAAACTGAAATGAATGAGAAAAAAGATAGAGTAGATGATGCTCTTAATGCTACAAAAGCAGCCATTGAAGAAGGAATCCTCCCAGGTGGTGGAGTTGCTTTATTAGGTGCTGCTTTAGGATTAGAAATTAGTGGAAATAAAGATTTTGAGTTTGGTGTAGATATAGTTAAAAAAGCATGTAGAAAACCATTTTCACAAATTTTAACTAACGCAGGTTATACTCAAGAAGAAGCAAATTCAATTTCATTAGATGTAGAAGATTTGGATTGGGTTGGGTATAATATCAAAACGAATAAAACCACAAACCTAAAAGATGCAGGTATTATTGATCCTTTTAAAGTTACGAGAAGTGCATTACAAAATGCAGCTTCAATAGCAAGTACAATATTACTTACAGAATGTACTATAGTTGATAAACCTAGTGAAAACGATATGAACGGAATAGACCCAGCAGCAATGATGGGGGGAATGATGTAATATGAAAACAAAGGTTATAGAAACAAATGAGTTAATAGCCAGGCGTAAAGCGCCTGGTGATAACTGGATCCTAGTTGATGATTCTAAAAATGTAGTTCATAAATCACTAACAGATACTTTGGAGGCTTACTTGGGGATTAGTAGCTTTAAGGGTGAATATAGATTAGATCCTTTGGGAAGTAAATTATATGCTATTAAATCCTCAGAAGAAGAGGTAAAACCTGAACCAATTAAAAAATATAATATATATGGCGATGAATACTAAAGAACATTCACTTTTAGTAGAAAAATATCGATCTAAAAACCTTAATGAATATGTAGGTAACGAACATATTAAAACACAAATTCAAAAATATTTAGACCAAGATGATATACAAAATTTCATATTTTATGGGCCCGCTGGAACGGGTAAAACTACTCTTGCAAAACTTATTGTTAACAATTTGGATTGCGATTACTTATACATTAACGCTAGTGATGAACGTGGTATCGAAACTATTAGGGATAAAGTCACCAACTTCTCAAGCACTGCTTCGTTTAGACAGATTAAAGTTGTCATCCTCGATGAGGCGGATTTTCTCACTATTCAAGCACAAGCATCTTTAAGAAATGTAATTGAAACATTTTCAAGATCTACACGTTTTATTATGACGTGTAATTTTGTAGAAAGGATAATAGATCCACTACAATCAAGATGTCAAGTACTAAAAATAGTACCTCCAAGTAAACAAGAAGTAGCAAAACATCTAAATAAAATAATAATAGATGAAATAGGAAAAGGTTTTAAAGTAGACTTTCTTGTTAACATAGTTAACACCCATTATCCGGATATACGAAAAATGCTAAATACAATCCAGCTATCAATTAAGGATGGTGAATTAGTATTAGATGAATCAATCATAGTATCATCCAATTATATAAAACAAGTCATAGCAGAATTAAAAAACCCAAAAACGGATTATCGAAAGTTAAGACAAATAATTGCCGACTCGGGAGTTAAAGATTTTGAAGAACTATATAGATCACTATTTGATTACGCGGGTGAATATGCCAAGGGTAGAGAAGGTAGTGTGGCTATGATTTTAAATGAACACCAATATCATTCAAACTTTCGTATCGATAAAGAGATCAATATAAGTAGCTGCCTCGCGCGTATTATAGAAATAAAGAAACCACAAGTAATAATACAATAAATAAATAAAAATGAATAATCAACAACAACAACCTAACATCGACCTTGCAAACACTACCTCAGTAGAGGGGTTTGACGGAGGTAAATTATTTGGACAAGCTTTCGTATTAAGGAAAGTAAGTAAATTTGTAGTAGGAGGAACAGAAGATGCCCTTTTACCAATTCCCGTATTTTATGATATGGAAACAAAGAAAATTATCCCAGACTCACTACCCAAAGAAATAAGAGAGGAATACTCTGATATAACAATTGAAGGATAAAATAAAAAATATTTTTTGTTGGCTTAACCATATAACTCTGTACAAAACACCTAGTACAGAGTTTACGGATAACGACTGGGAAAAATTCAATAGCTACATGATACATAGATTCATTAGCTGCAATGGATATTACGTTGAAATCGCTGATTTAGCGCAAGGTTTAATGCCAAATAACAAAAAAGAAATATATAATTTCTATAGAGAAATGATCCCAAAACGTAAAGTCTGGTTACAATACATTAAAACCAAAAATAAGGAAGTAAATAAAGAATTAATTTCACATATAGCTTCTTACTATGAGGTTGGATCCCGTGAAGCTCGTTCGTATATTAATGTAATAACAGATGAAGAGATGCCTATTATCTTAAGAGAAATGGGTCTAGAAGATAAAGAAATAAAAAAGTTATTGAAGTGAAAGACCAATTTGAAAGAGAATTAGAAGAATATAGGGAGCAATTATTTAAGGATTCCCAATCTAAAGTAAACCATCCAACCCATTATAACAATGGGATAGAAATGTGGGATTATGCTTATTCTCATGGTTTAGATTTTTTTGAAGGTAATATAGTAAAATATGTTACAAGATGGAAACATAAAAACGGAATAGAAGATCTACAAAAAGCAAAACAATATTTAGATAAGCTTATAGAGCTCAAAAATGGCTAAAATCCCTACTATAGTAAAGGAGATCCAACAGACAACTCCTACCGAGGTAAATTATGCTTACCAAAAGAATATTTCATATTCCCAATATTCTATGTGGAAGAAATGTCCTAAACAATGGGCTCTACAGTATAGAGATGGTCATAAAGTATATTCTCCAAGTGTTCATACTGTATTTGGAAAAGCCTTACACGAAGCATTTCAACATTATATTCAAGTAATGTATGATAAAAGTGGAGCAGCAGCAGATAGAGAGGATATAAATGAAATCCTAAAAGATAAAATTAGAGAACATTACCAGGATGAATATAAGAAAAATAAAAAACAACATTTTTCAGATCCTGGTGAGTTAAGTGAATTTTACCAAGATGGGGTTGAGATTTTAAATTATTTAAAAAAGAATAGAGGTAAATATTTTTCAAAACGTGGTTGGCATTTAGTAGGAATTGAAACTCCTATATTAATGCCCCCTGTAAAATATAATCCTAATGTTTTATTCATGGGGTATCTTGATATTGTTATGTACAATGAAAGATTAAACAAATTTAAAATAATAGATATTAAAACATCTACTAATGGTTGGAAATTGAATTATGTTAAAAATGATGAAGATAAACAATTTCAACTTATACTATACAAAAAATTCTTTGCAGAACAATTTGATGTCCCTAAAGAAAATATAGATATTGAATTTTTTATTACAAGAAGAAAAGTTTATACCGAAGGAGATTACCCACAAAAACGATTCCAAATGTATTCTCCCCCTTCGGGTAAAATTAAAATGAGTAGAGCAACTAAAGCGTTAGAAGAATTTATGGGGGAATGTTTTATTCAAAATGAATATACAACTAAGGAAATGTTACCAAACCCATCTAAGTGGAATTGTGGTTTTTGTCCTTACAAAAATGATAAAAAACTATGTAATGTAGGCGTATCTCTTTAGAATACTAATATATTTATATCAATATTAACCAAATAAATAAAAATGGCAACAAAAGCAGATAAAACATTAACAAGTGTTAAAATACAAAGTGATTTATTTCAAGAATTTAAAATCGAATGTGTGAAAAGAAAATTTTCATTTCAAAAACTAGCCGACCGTGCAATTTATTTGTATCTTACGGATGAATCTTTTCGAAAACAAATAAACAACCAAACCAATTTAGAATTATAAATAAAAAATAATATGGATAAAAGTTTTAAATATCTTCCCCCAAACGAGAGGAAGAAAATACTTTTGATATGCGATGATATAAGAGTCCCATCAGGAGTAGCAACAGTTGCAAAAGAAATAGTTATACACACTTGCAAACATTTTAATTGGGTTCAAGTAGCAGGAGCTATTAAACACCCAGACAAGGGTAAAAAGTTTGATATAAGTCAAGACACAAATAAAGAATCTGGTATAGAGGATTCTAGTGTAATATTATATCCTGTTGATGGGTATGGTAATCCTGATTTAATAAGACAGTTAATAAAAATGGAAAAACCAGATGCTATTTTCATTATAACAGACCCTAGATATTTTATGTGGTTATTT